AGAACATATTAGTGATGCTATATTTATACCCAAAATGGCATACAGACCTCCAGGTAAAGATGAACTACACATTAGTTTCTTTGCCAGTGAGTTACAAAAAACACAAGATATTTATACTGAATTTGTAAGTAGCGCTTATGAATGTGAAGACCCAAAAAGAACTCTATATTTGTTTAGACACAATCCCTTTTGGTCAGATGAATATGAGCTAATTGTATCTAACGCTGGTTTTCAAAGATACTTAGTACCTGTAAGTGAGTTAAAAATAATTAATGATATTACAAACAGAGGTAAAAAAAAGAATCAAAGTAAAGTTTCCGATAATGAAATTGAAAACCCAGAATGGAAATATTCTAATATTGGCATAGTAGATGCTTTAGATAGAATTACTGGAGTTTTAACTGAAATCAAAGAATTAATTAAAAAAAAGTAAAAAAATAAACATGGCACATAGTATATTAGTGATCGCAGAATCTGGTTCTGGTAAATCAACATCCATCAGGAATTTAGATCCAAAAGAAACAGTAATTGTTAATATTGCAAATAAACCTTTACCATTTAAAGGTTGGAAGAGTAAATATAAAACGTTAAACAAAGAAAATCCAGATGGAAATTTAGTAAATGTATCTTCAGGGCCCGGTGTTATGAAAACAATGGCCCACGTAAATGAAAAAATGCCACATATCAAAAATTTAATTATTGATGACTGGCAGTATATGTCAAGCTTTGAGTACTTTGATAAAGCGTCTGAAAAGGGATATGATAAATTTACATCTATTGCAGCTAATCTAGCTGCAGTAGCAAAATATCCTAAAGACTTGAGAGAGGACTTATATATATTTTTTCTGACCCATTCTGAAGATAGCACGGATATTAATGGTAAAAGAAAAATTAAAGCTAAAACAGTGGGTAAAATGATTGATAATGCTCTTACATTAGAGGGTCTATTCTCAATTGTATTATTCGGTAAAGTAATTAAACAAGAAGATGGTAGTTTATCATACGTGTTTGCAACCAAAACAGATGGTGAAACAACATGTAAAACACCAATGGAAATGTTTGATCAGGAATTTATTCCTAATGATTTGGCATTTGTAAAAGAATGCATTAAAAAATATGAAAATTAACCTTTAAACCAAAAAAAATGCTAAGTACAAAAAATGTTTCATCAAATCGTGTAAGTCCAGTTCTTTCACCTGGTAACTGTAAAATCAAAATTAACAGTCTATCTTTTGAGGCAACTCCTTATGACAAAAACTCATTCAATATTGTTTTGAATGTTGAAAGTGAGCCTATAAACGGCGAATTTCAAGGATTTCTAATAGATGCCGCAAATCCAAACGGTCCTCGTTACAAAGGCCAAGTTGGAAAAGTAAGGATGACACCTTATCCGTTTAAGGATGCTGTTCTAGATAACGGTAGAAAAATCAATAAAGATCAAGAAATTTTGAAATCTATTGCTTTTCTTGCAGATGTAACCGGTAAGAGAAATGAAGTGGATGATATCAATGTTGATACAATTGATGCCTTTATGGACAAGTGTAAAACCATTTTTAAAAACACGGAGTACATTAATGCTTGTATTGGTGGCAGAGAATGGGAAAACACCGAAGGCTATATCAATGTAGATTTGCATTTGCCCCGCATTTCTAAAAATGGTGTACCAATGGAAAGTCTTAATTCTGAATCTAGCAGATTAATTACATTCAACTATGATGAACATGTAAGGAAATTTGTGAAAAAAGAAGCTAATCGAGTTGATACTTTTGAAGCACCAGTAAATTCTGGAGATGATTTTGAACTCTAGTTTTTAATATTTAAAAATGTAAAAGAGCAGGTTAATAGCCTGCTCTTTTTAATTTTATGTATAGCACAAAAAACATTATTTTTGAAATAAATCAAGTACCAAGTTACTGGGCTTTTAAATATTATTTAAATTTAGAGGAAGACCTTAAAGGTCAATCTGTAAAACTTAAATCTATTTGGAATCCTTTAGAAAAAACACCAAGTTTTTGCATTTATGTAAATAAAAAAGAAAACCAATACTATTTTAAAGACTTTTCATCCGGAAAATATGGTGACAAGATTACACTGGTCATGGAAATGTTTGATATTGATTATTCAAATGCCTGTAATAAAATTGTAAATGATTACAATAGTTTTGGTAAAAACAATACTATTACAAACTATGAATTAAATTTTGACTCTAAATGGCAAGTAACAAATATAAAGTTTAGAGATTGGAATACAAATGATGCAAAATATTGGCTTTCTTACAGAATTGGAAAAACTTTACTCGAAAAATATAATGTAAAACCAGTATTGGATTTTGAAATTTGTAGAGATACAAATACTAAAATAAACATCCAAACTGAATATATTTATGCTTATTGCGATAGTTCTAATGAGGCATACAAGATATATCAGCCGTTTAAGAAAAATAAATTTCTAAAGATTAAACCTTACATACAAGGTTTAGATCAACTAGACTATAATCATCCTTACTTAGTCATTTGCTCTTCGCTAAAAGATGCAATGTGTCTCAGAAGTTTTGGTTATAATTTAGATGTTATAGCGCCGGACAGTGAAAATACACTAATTAAAGCCTATATAATTGAAAATTTAATTATTAAGTACAAAAAAATTATAACTCTTTTTGATAATGATAAAGCAGGTTTAAATGCTATTCAAAAATATAGAGATGTTTATAATATTGATGGTACTTTTCTTGAAATGAGTAAGGATATATCAGATTCTTTAAAAGAATTTGGTTATGACAAAACAAAAACTATATTAACAACAACTTTAAAAACCATATTGAAAAAAGAATGAAATTTTTTATACCAGGTAACGTACCTTCTTCTAAAAATGGAAGGCGTTGGACAGGTAAATATTTTATTGCAAGTAAAACAGTTGTCAATTACAGAAAATATTCAAAAAAATATTATTTGGAATATGCTGAAAAGTTTAAGGCTGAATTGGCAAAACATGATTTACCTATAGAAATAGGACTAACCTTTATTAGAGGCACCCGACATAAATTTGACTATATCAATCCTGCTCAAACTGTGCAAGATGATATGGTTACTTATGGTTGGATTCCTGATGATAACGCTGATTTAATTAAACCTGTATTTTTTGATTATCAGTATAATAAAACAAAACCGGGTGTAATAATTGAAATAAATCCTAAAAAAAAACCTAAAGTAAAATGAATGATAGTTTAGATTACCAAACGCTTTTAACATTAACTACGATGCTTAACGCGAATAATGATGATTTTTCAATTGCAGTATCAAATATAGAAAATCTAAAAGTATCTCGTGTTTTTTGTGAATTACTTTATAAAAATATTAACTCTATTCCAAAAAAAGTAGAATTTAGAGAACATTTCAATCTTGATAAAGAAGGTTTAGATTTAAATAATCTTAATTCAAAAATAAAATTAAAAAATCTGGGTTCTACAAATCCTAATTTACTAAAATATTTTAAATATACGGTTATTAATATTTATGATAAACAATTGAAATATCAAAATAACAAATAATATTAAAATTTATGAGTAATAACCTCAATAAAATTTCTGATAGAATATCAAAAATATCAAAAAATTTAATATTCACAGAGCCCTTTTATGGTTTATTTTTAATTGGATTAAACAAAACATATAGGGAAGATATACCAACTGCTGGTGTTAGTAAAAATGGAATAGGTGTACAACTTTCAATAAATCCAACATTTGTTAATGGTTTATCTGATGACCATACGCACGGTTTATTAAAACATGAGTTACTGCATATTGCATTTGGACATCTTATATTAAGAGATTCATTTAATGATAAAGATCTTTTTAATATTGCCGCAGATTTAGAAATAAATCAATATATTGATGAAAGTTATTTACCAACTGGTGGTTTAACTTTAAGTACATTTTCAGATTTAAAATTACCTGTAAAAGCCGGTACAAAAATTTACTACGATCTCCTTCAGCAAGCAAAACAAGATGGAACATCGGAGACTTTAAATAATATTTTAAGTCAGATGGAAGGTGATAGTATGTATAGTCATAAAACTTGGGATGAGTTTGAAAATTTATCTGATTCTGAAAAGAAACTAATAAAAAAGCAAATTGATCACCAGTTAAAAGAAACTTCAGACAATATACTTAAAAAACAAGGTATAATTCCTGGAGAACTATCGGAAATTATAGATAAGATTAATACAATTGATCCACCAAAATTTGATTGGCGTGGGTATCTCAGGAGATTTGTTGGTAAGTCTGTTATTGTATATACGAAAAAATTAAAAAGAAAATTTAACAAACGTTATATTGAAAATCCAGGCTTAAAAATTAAACATAAAAACAATATTTTAGTTGGAATAGATACTTCTGGATCTGTAAGTACAGATGAATTAAAAGAATTTACAAAAGAATTGGTTCATATGCATAAAACAGGTCATGTTATTACAGTTGCTCAGTGTGATACAAATCTAAATTCTGTAGAAGTTTTTAATCCAAAAAAAGATTTAACTATAAAAGGTCGTGGTGGAACAAGTTTTCAACCTGTAATTGATCACTTTAACAGTAATAAATCTAAATATACAGCTCTTATATATTTGACAGATGGTGAATGTAGTGCACCTGTAAATTGTCCAAATAATACATTATGGGTACTAAGTAGTATTTCAACAATTACTTATGATCTACCAGGTAAAACAATTAAACTAAACTAAACAAAAAAAATGGCACAAGTAAATCTAAACATTGATGAACTAAAAAATTTTGTCAATCATATTATTGAAAATAATAGATTTTTGCAATCTAATAAAAAACCTTCTGTTGCTATTGAAGTAATGGGTGAATCGGGTATTGGCAAAACATCTACTATTGTTGAAATAGCAGCTGAAAAGCAACTGAATTTTGTTAAGCTAAATCTTGCTCAAATTGAGGAACTTGGTGACTTGGTTGGTTTTCCAGTAAGACAGTTTCAAATGTATATAGAAAAACAAGTACAAGCTGATGACAATACAGTTAACTTTACCTCGGCCCAAAAATCTGCTGCAGCAAATAATATAAGTCAACTTAATTCACCTACAGTAGTAAAAAAAGTGGGTGTTTGGGTTGATGAACTTGCCGTAACTGAATATCTTAAAAATGGATATAAAATGACCGGTAAGAACAGAATGTCATATTGTGCACCGGAATGGATTGCTGATAAAAAAGAAGGTGGTATTTTACTTCTTGATGACTGGAACCGTGCGGATATAAGATTTATTCAAGCTGTAATGGAATTGATAGATAGGCAAACTTATATTTCATGGTCTCTACCTAAAGATTGGCATATCATTTTGACATCTAATCCGGATAACGGGGATTACATGGTAAATTCCATCGATAATGCACAAAAGACACGCTACATTACAGCAAACTTAAAGTTTGATATAAATGTATGGGCACGTTGGGCTGAAGATGCAGGTATTGATTCACGTTGTATTAACTTTTTGCTTTTGCATCCGGAGTTAGTTACTACAGAAACAAATGCTAGATCTATTACTACATTTTTTAATTCAATTTCAAGTATTGAATCTTTTGATGATAATCTTTCTCTTATCCAAATGATAGGTGAAGGTTCAGTCGGAGATACTTTTGCAAGCATGTTTACTATATTTATTAATAATAAATTGGACAAACTTGTTTCACCTAAAGATTTATTACTTAATGAAAATGAAAGTTATATTTTAGGAGCTCTTTCTGGTTGTATTGGAAAAAATACTACTTATAGAGCAGATATTGCTTCTACTTTAGCTACAAGATTGTGTAATTACGCACTTGTTTATGCAAAAGAAAATGTTGTTACACAAAAGATAATTGAACGTTTGATTGCATTATCTACTAAAGATTATTTTACAAATGATTTGAAATATCTAATTGTAAGAACAATCTTTAACGGTAACAAACAGAAATTTAATAAAATGATGATGGATTCTGAGATTATGAAAATGACAATGATTTAAACTATGAGCTTAACTAAAAACGATGAAGGATTTAATCTTAATGCTTTAGCCCATTTTAATTTAGAAGGTGCCTCCTATATGGAGGTGCCTTCTAATACAATGGATACAAGTGAGCCTTATATAATTTTAAATGAATACGACTATGATCGTATTTATAATATTTTAAGTAAAGACAAAATAACTAATGGAATGTCAAACTTAAAATCTGGTTATTTATTAAATAGATGCCCTGTTTCATTAGATAGAGTAAAACATGAAATTAAAAATAAAAAACTCAAACTGTCAAATAATCATTTGACCTCTGATTTTATCATCACACATGATAATTTAGAATTTGAGTTTCATGGTAAAACTATACCTAATATAACATCATTATTTATAAAAGGTAATGCATTTTCTGCTTTTTCTTATAAGTATAATAATAAAGCTAAAAGTTTACTTTGTTCTAAGCACGATTGGGTTGTTAGAAAATCAAACAATTTTGGTTATACTAAAACCTGGTATGCCCAAGTGTTTCTTGTTAAAAGTAAAGCAATAGAAATTGCATACCTTATTGATACTAATGTTGTACAAGATGTTTTAAATATTAATTCAATTTTAAATAACTCAACTAATCTAGTAGCTTTAGATGAAAAACTTTTGGATCTTTTAAAAGGTATGATTTCTAGTTCTAACACAGATGATTTAGAAATTGCCGGTAAAATAATTCCTACAATTGATCAATCTAAAAATTATCATTTTTTATGGGCGCTTTACAGAACTTGTGATGCTGATATAAGATATAAATTTACTAGAAACAAAGATGTACAATTTTGGATTGATAATAATAAATATGAATATAAGCATTTGTATCCTGGAGAATTTATAGAATTATTAAAAAAAAATAATGATTTAAACTCTGAAGCTTTTGTTTACTTGGAAAAACATGCTAGGAAAGAAATACGCATTATAAATCGTGAGATTTACAATTTTACAGTTTCAATTAAACCTAAATATTTAAATTTATGAAAAACAAAATAAAAATTTTAAAATTTTATTCAACCGCTATTAGTTCTACATTGGGAACGCTTTCATTGCGTATTTTGAATGAAACTGATCCTTATACTTATGCTATTTTAAATAAAGGTTATTCATTAGATGAGGCTTTAGATATCAAAACCTTGGATATTACAAATTCAGATATAAAAGATGCTGTAATTTATAGAACTTCTGATATTAAATTACCTAGAGATAAAGTAGAAATACTTAAAAAAGATTATAATTTATCAGTAACACGAGATCTTAATAAATCTAAATATGTTATTATATCTCCAGATACAGTTTCTAAATTATTTACAGGTGTTCATTGCAGTTGGCTTACGTTATCTGAATTTATAAAAAATTTAGATAAATTTAAAAAATCTAAGTATTCTTTAGATGAAACTTTTGATCAGGTAATTGATTTTTTGAATGAAAAAAGTAAAAATTCACAATTTGAAATTGGTGTATCATTTAAACTACATTTTAATAATCAAACGACTGAAAACATATCTGAGTTACTAAATTTAGAAAAAACTGATTATTATAGAACACACATTTTTAAATTAAGTGATTATGACACATATAATGATTTAATAAATTGTAATAAGTTATTATTAGATAAAGATCTTATAAAATTTGCAAATGAAAGCGCTATAACTTTAACAGAAGATAATTATAATTATTTTAATGGTTTATTGGAAAATAATAATTTATCAATTCCAGATACAAATATGATATTATCAGTTTTAGCTAATTGTAATTATGAAAAATCTTTTGATATAGTTGCTGCTTTATTATGGTCACACAGTAATCATTTTAAACTTAATTCTGATATCTGGAATAGTATAAATGTAAAAACTTTAAGAGCTCATTTTTCTAAATATGTAAGAGCGAATGAGTATTCTCGGTTAACTATGTTTTCAAATTTCTTACAAGCGCTAAGTGAAGATAAGAAACTAACAGAATTTGCTTTTAAAATCACATCTGAAAAAGTATTGAGGTTTATGCAAAAGTCTGTAGGTTTTGATGAATCAGTTTTTGAATTTACAATTGAAAATGTAAAGTTAAAGTCTAATATTAAAAATGAATTAATCAATAGAATCCCATGACCAACGAAGAAAAAGAATTTTACGCAAATCCATTTAAGTTTAGTTATTCATCCTTAAATAAACTTTTATTTTGTCCTTCTTTATTTTATAAAGACTATATACTTAAACAAAAACAAGAGAGATTAGACAAGCATTTAATTGAAGGTAAAGTCTTGCACTGTTTATTGTTTGAACCGGAAAATTTAAATAAAAAATTTAAAGTTATTCCGGGTAAATTACCCACTGATAATGTACGAAAAATCATGCATAAACTGGCAAATTCATTGTTAATGCAGCATGAGAGCAACGAGATTGACCTTATGGATAAAGAACTTGAAGAGCCAATATTAAGGATATTAAAAGAAGAAAATTTATATCAATCGCTTAATGAAGATTCTGCAAGATTATCTAAAATTCAATCTAAAGAAAATTTAGAATACTGGAAATTTATTAATAATCCTAAAGTAGATGTATTAGATCAAGAAACACTAACTAAATGTCAAGAACAAGTTGAACTTATAAAGAGTAATGAGGAAATTAAAAGTCTGATAGGCGAAGCACAAACAGATTTCCCTTTAGATTCTATAGAAACATTTAAGGAAAAATATTTAGAATGTGATTTAAAACATGTTAATTTTGGTTTAAAAGGTTATGTTGATTTTTACAAAATTGATGATAGTACAAAAACAGTTACAATTTTAGATTTAAAAACTACAAGTAAAACAATTGATGATTTTCCGGAGTCCGTGAATTATTATAACTATGGACTCCAAGCCGCAATATATAATAAGTTAGTATATGAAAATTTACCTAAAGAAAAGCAAAATTATAAAGTCATATTTATATTTGTAGTTATAGATAAGTATAATCAAATATATCCATTTGAAGTTGATTATTTTACGCTTAACGGCACTTGGACAGATAATCTAAATAATATAATTAAAAATGTTGCATCATATCATTACGATAATAATAATTATACTTTACCTTACAAATACTTAATAAGTAAAGTTAAATTATAATATGAACATTATATATACATCTTATTTTCAAAAAAGTAAAGTTTTTCTTTATCCTTTATTAAAGTTTAAGAAAAGCATTGAGTTTGTTCCGGCAGATACATTTATCTGCTGGGACGAATTCATACAAATTTCAGATTATAAGTTTATATGTGTATATAAATGTGAAATGACTTTAGATTTTAAAAACTTTGAAACAAAGTATTTGAAAAACCATAATTTATTAGAATCTTATTATAATTTAGTTGATAAGCAAGTCTATATTTTTAACTTTAAAAGTTATAGATATGATTTTAATCAATTTGTCAATGGTCATTATTCTAAAATGTCTATGAAATCCAAAGAAATAATTTTAAATTATTTTGCAGACTATGGTAAAATTTCAGAGTATATTAAAAGTTTTTTAGATCCAGGTAACTATCATGAAATGTATGCAGAAAACTTAGGAGTTGATATTAAGCTAATTAGAGAGGTACATGAAATCTGCAGTAAGCCTGATTTTGAAAAAGAATGTTTTAAAGAAAAAATTTTACAAGAAAAAGAAATTAAACTATAATATTTCTATATATTTGTAAAAAAAACACACACAATGAAAGAAAAAGCCACATTTGGAAAAAATATGATGCTTATTAGTACAGCATTTAGGGGTTTAAACTCTTTTAGTTTAATTCCCTTAACTTTGGATTGTCCTTACGTTGAAGCAATGTATGATCCATCATCAGGTGTTCTAGCTGTAATAAGTAAAGTAAAAAAAGAAGCTTTACATATGGTTCCTAGATTAGATGATGAAGGACAGCCAATGAAATTAAAGTTTCCAAATTCAGAAACCGGCAAAGTTGTTAAAGAGCAAAGATTACAAATTGAAACTTTTTCTGAAATTTATATTAAAGAAAAAGATGAAATTGTACAGTTTGTATATTTGTTTGCTGTGAACAGTGAAGATTTTGATATTTCACGTTACTTTGTAGATGTAAATGAAACTAAATTAAAGAGCAACCTAGAAATTTAGTTATGAACTTGATAACCACTCATCCGGTTAAAAAGTCTGATTTAGGTTTTCATGCAAATTTATTCGGCGGCAAGTTGCTAGCTTGGCTAGACTCTGCCGCCGCTGCATTTGCTATGGAAATATGTAATACACCTAGAATGGTAACCGTAATGATTGACAAATGCATTTTTAAAAGATCTGCAAAAGAAGGTCAATTAATTAAAATTTATGGAGATGTAAAAGAAGTTGGAAATACAAGTATGACTTTTTATATGGAAGCTAGGGCTCATAATATATATTCTGGTGCGCAAACTGTAATATTATCAACAAATATTAAGTTTGTACGAATTGATGAGAATGGTGATCCAATTCCAATAGATAGTCACATAAAAGAAATATATAAAAAGTAATGGATGAATCATTGGGTAATGGACTACGAAACGCTGAAAAACTGTTTTGTTGCAGTTTTTGAGCACTATAAAAATTCTGAAAGAAAAGTTTTTGTTGTTCATGATCTCAGAAATGAATTTGAAAACTTTGTTAATTTTATAATAAAGAATAAAGAAAATAAAGAATGGCATATATCATATAATGGTCTGGCCTTTGACAGCCAAATCACACATTATATTTTAGATAATTATAAGCTATGGCAAAATTTAACTGGTTGCGAAATAGCTGAAATAATTCATCTTTATGCTGCAAAATGCATTAATAAAAACGACAACAAAGAGTTTCAAGATTATGCACCCTTTAAAATGAAAATAGGTCAAATTGACCTATTTAAAATGAATCACTGGGATAATCCTCAAAAACTATCTAGTTTAAAATGGATACAGTATAGTATGGATTGGGATAATATTTTAGAAATGCCCATTCACCATGAAACTATAATTACAACTGAAACAGAAATAAATACAATTATTGATTATTGTGCAAATGACGTTTTATCAACTAAAGAAATTTACAACCAATCTCAATCTCAAATAAAATTAAGAAAAGATTTAAGTAAAAAATATGATGTTAACTTATTTAGCGCATCAGAGCCTAGAATAAGTAAAGAAATTTTTTTATACTACTTATCTCAAAAACTAAATATTCCTAAAAAGGATATTAAAAAGATGCGTAGTTATAGAACTACTATCAAACTATCAGATTTAATTTTAAACTATATACAATTTGAGTCAAAAGAGTTTAAGTCCCTTTTAGATAAATTTAAAACAATAGAAGTAAAGGCTGATAATCTAAAAGGCAGTTTTAAATATTCAATGAAATACAAAAATGTAACCACTCATTTTGGCTTAGGTGGTGTACATGCTGCAAATAAATCAGGTGTATATAAATCAGATAAAGATTATGTAATTATAACGTCGGATGTAATAAGCTTTTATCCTAATTTAGCAATTAAGAATTCTTGGGCTCCAGGGCACTTTCCTACAAAAGAGTTTTGTGATCAATATGAATGGTTTTTTAATGAAAGAGTTAAAATTCCAAAAAAGGATATTATGAACTATGTTTTCAAAATCGTTCTAAATTCTACATTTGGTTTAAGTAATGAAAAAGACAGTTTCTTTTATGATCCGGAGTTTACTATGAAAGTAACAGTTAACGGGCAGCTTAATCTTATGATGCTTTATGAAATGATTATGGAAAATATTCCTGAGGCACAAGCGTTAATGCAAAATACAGATGGTATAGAAACTAAAATTCCTAGAATATATTATGAAAAATATATGGAAATATGTCATAAATGGGAACAAATAACGAATCTTAAATTAGAACATAATGAATATCAAACACTTATTTTGAGTGATGTAAATAATTATATTGCTTTAAATAATTACAAAGAGATTGATTTATATGAATGGGGAAAACTAAAAAAAGAATTTCCGCATTATTTATTTAAAGTTGAAGACTCTAAATATATGTATGCTCCTTGTAAATTAACAGGTAGGTTTGATTTTCATAACTTAGCGCTCCATAAAAACAAATCAACACTAATTGTACGTAAAGCTATATACTATTATTTTATACATAATATTTTACCTAATGATTACTTGGAAAGTAATAAAAATATTTTGGACTACTGTATAGGAAAAAAGTCTAAAGGACAGTGGAAACAAGTTGCACGATTTGTAAAAGATAACTCTTATTTTGAAAAAGAAATTCAAAAGATTAATAGATATTATATTTCTAAAAGTGACCACCTAGAATCTTGTAAAATAACCAAGATAAATAAAGAAGATGGTAGAGAAATACAATTAGAAGCCGGTCAATGGATGCAAGTACTATTTAACAAAATAGAAATTAAACCAAAATGGGATTTATATAAAATAAATCAAAACTATTATTTTCAGTTAATTGAATCAGAAATAGAAAATATAATTAATTACAAATCACAACAACTTAAACTATTTTAATATGGATTATTTTGAATTAGAATGTGCTGTAGAAGAATGGGCCTCTGAAAAAGGGATCTTATCAAAGGCTACACCTATGGCTCAAGCTCTCAAAACTTTGGAAGAAACCACAGAGTTTTGTAGAGCAGTAAACACAAATGACCGTGATGAAATCATTGATTCAATGGGCGATATCATGGTTACTTTAATTATCCAGGCTAAAATGCAAAATCTTAAATTAGAAGATTGCCTTGAGTCTGCTTATAATGTAATAAGTAAACGTACCGGTAAAATGGTAAATGGCCAATTTGTAAAAGATAAATAATGAATGATTTTTTAAAACATGATCTTAAACAGGCTATTTATTTAATAATTTATTTGCTTGTAATGTTTTCTTTATCTTTTCTAGTATCAATTTAATGATTGAGAATAGACAAATTGTATATAATTCACTTACTTGCTCAATATGTTCTACAACCATTGTTAGTTATCATCGTCATGATTACAAAACTTGTGGTTGTAGTAACATGGCAAGTATTGATGGTGGTACAACGTATTTGCGCTACGGCGCTTTAGACTTAAAATTAATTAAGCTCTTTGTAGTATATGCAGATGAACCTTTTGAAAAGGTAAGGCTGTATGCTACACGTGGCTCAAGAGGTAAGAATGGCAAAGAACCACTTACCTGGTTAACACTTGCTGAAATGACTGATGAACATCTTAAATCTGTTTTGGCATATGGTGGTGATGAATGGCACTTAAAACTTATTGATAAAGAACTTCAATACAGACATGAAAACAACATATCCATTAAGGACCCTGAAACCTGAGTTTGTAAAAACAGCTCTTGTAATGAGTAATATTTATATTGACGACTTGACAACTGTAGCAACTATTCAAGATGTTTTTGCAAAGCTGCATGAAAAAGGAATGGATTTTTCTTTAGATGACGCTATAGAAATTAAGCATAAAAATCATACAGAAGAAAAAAAAACTCCTGAACATGAAGCAAAATTAAATGAATTAAAATCAACATATCGAGTTTTGAGTGAGTGTTATGTGCCTGGAAGCACAAATAAAGTAAATAAACTAATTTCAGAACAAATGGATAAAATTTTAACTGAAATTAAAACGGTTATAAACAATGAAAAACAAGTTAAAATTAATAGGGATTAGCGGCAAAATAGGTTCTGGTAAAGACACTATTTATAATATCATTAAAGAAACTTATACATTACCTAATGGTAAGGTTTGGCAAAATATGAAATTTGCCGGTAAATTAAAAGCAGTTGCTAGTTTACTTACTGGAATTCCCATAGAAAAGTTTGAAGATCAAGAATTTAAAAAAACAATTCTTGGATCTGAATGGGGTAAGCCTAATAAACAAAATCCCCTCAGTGCAATTGAACCTTTTAAAGATATTACAGTTATTGAGATGATGTCTGTAAGAGATTTATTACAAAAACTTGGAACAGAAGCTATGCGAAATGGTCTTCATGAAAATGTTTGGGTAAATGCTCTCTTTTCAGATTATACAAAAGATCAGTATTGGATTATTACAGATGTTAGATTTCCAAATGAGTTTAAAGCAATCAAAGAAAAAGGTGGTATTGTGATTAGGGTTAACCGCCCTAGTCATAGCAAGCATATAGTTAAAGTTATTAATGATCATCCAAGTGAAACAGCTTTAGATGGATATGACTTTGATTATGTTATTGAAAATGACGGTGATTTAAAAAAATTAAAATCTAAAATTAAATCTTTACTTGAAATTTTAAATAATAATGACACAAATTAATCCTGACTTATATGATTCAGACCCCTTTGATATGAAAAAAAGTAAATTTTATGTTAAGGACAATCGTCCGTTTATTGATAAAGTCAAAGACTTTGGACAATCTCTCCTATTTTGGAAGGGTAGAAAGAAAGGTATAATTCATACTCGTGATGTAGAGTGGGATGATATCCGTTATATTTTCTTTCCTAGAAGATTTTCTGAAAAGTATGGTTATTTAGGTTCTGTGCCTGATTACAATAACTATCATAAAGTTATGGTTCCATTGGTTTTAGCTATGGATTATGAGGCAAAACCTTGGTGGTGCCCACGTTGGTTTCTTAGATTCCTTCAAGTATTTGGTAACGATAATTCTATTGTAAGAGTTCGTAATAGGGCACTACACAACTTACATAGAAAACTAACTAAAGGAATTACATTCACAGATTATAAAACAAAATGGTCTTGGTATGATTTAAGAATCTCAGTTGCTGCACCAAAATACATTCAAGACTTAGCAGATGCTATTGAGACTCATTATTACAGATCTGGTAAAGAAATAGATACTATTAAACAAATCAAAGCAATTGAGCCTACTTTTAATACAATAATGGATTTGGATGATTATATAGATTATTTAAAAGAATTACAAAATAAAAAAATGAAAGTATGACAATCGCACAACAAATCAAATGGGATTTTGAAGTAAATGGAACTTTGGTAATTAAAGATAAAAATGGTAGACTAATCTACTTAGAGGATTCAGATGGAGATTGGGCAAAGTTTGAACGGGATACCGAAGGCAATGAAATCTACTTTGAGAATTCAAATGGTTACATCAACGACAACCGGCCCAAACCCTGTGAAAACAAAATTTATACAGAAAAAGAAGTTGAAAATCTTTTAATGACACAAAGAGAAAATTGCTATGTGTCTATACTATCAGTAACAAACGATAAAAAGTTAGCTGAATTAGCAATAAAATCTCCAGAGCCTTGTAATTGGCGTAATCAAATACAATCTGAAATACTTTAAGAACAATCTATAAATGATTAAAGTTCAAAATACTAAAACACTTGTAACTAAAGATAATAATAATAGTGCTAATTGTATTGCACCAAATATAATTTACGGTTGTTTTGGAGGTTGTGTTAATAGTTATTGCTACATGTCTAGATATAACAATAATGTTTTTGTAAATAAAAATGTTGATGATATATTTAACTCAGTAATAGAATGGGAAAAAAGTTTTACTAAAATCCCGGATCAACAAGATCCAGTTTACACTATGGTTGATATAGCATGTAATACAGATCTTGTTTTAATGCAAAAACATATGCCTGAACCTTTAATTAAATATCTTAAAAGATATGATGACCATCCTAGATTAAATAGTACAATGGCAACAAAGTATCCGTCTTTATTAAATATTGATGTAAATCATTTTAATAAAAAACCTAGAGTAAGAGTTAGTTTAATGCCTCAAATTTATTCTGCTGTATTAGAGCCCAAGATGCAAAAAATATCTGAAAGAATTTTTGATATTAACAGACTTAAAAATTTAGGTTGGGAAGTGCACTGTAACTATAGTCCTGTAATTTTTTATCCTGGTTGGGAAAATCATTATGATAATTTATTTAAGGAAGTTAAATTAAACGCCGGAGAAAATAAATGTGAGGTAATTGCTTTAACAAATCATAAAAATCAAATGAGCCGGTCTGACAATCAAGCTCAGGAATTAATGAAATATAGCTCAGAAGTAAAAAACAAACAGGGTATAATGAGATATCCTTTGAGCTATAAGTATAAACTTTTAAACAAGTTTGTAAGTATATATTCTAAATACTTTGATCCAAAAACAATTAGATATATATTTTAATTTGTTTATTTCAGTATTATTAGTTAACTTTATAAAAATTTAAAAATGGGATACCAAAAATCAAGGGAGGTTTCTAAAATTTATTTAGAAAATGCAAGTCTTCCAAAGCATGCCGAATCATACACAGTTATACCACATAAATTTGTCATTGATAATGTAATAGAAAACTTAAACAGTTCTAACTACACAATTAAAAAAGAAACTTATATATGTAATCAAGGTGGTAATGTTGCCCAAGGTATTTATCATCTAGCACCTTTAAATTATAATAGTAGTGACCAAGATCCGGATATCGGTATAATGTTTGCTTGGACAAATTCCTATGATAAATCTATTAGATTTCAGTGCTCAGTTGGAGCATATGTTTTTTTATCATCTAGCAATATTGTTGGTGGAGAAATAAACTTTGCTAGAAAACATACCGGCACTGCAGATTTAGAAATTATATCTCAAATTGAAAGTCAAATTTTAGGTTCTGTAAATACATTTAAAAATATTGTAAATGATAAAAATGAACTGAAAAAAATTACACTCTCAAAAAGAGAACAAGCAGAACTTATTGGCAGACTTTACTACGAAAAAGATATTTTAGAGCCCAGTCAATTATCAATGATTAAAGATGAAATGAAAAAAAGCTCATTCAACTATAATGTAAGTAATGATAATGCCTGGGCCTTATATAATCATGTTACTTTGGCTTTAAAGAAAACACACCCTAGAAGCTGGTTATATAATAGTAAAGAGTTTCATAAATTTATTACAACAGAATTACTAAGTAATACTAATATAAATACTAAAGACACCTATAACGTTATAGATGTAAACAATGTAGATCTTGAATCCAATAGCGTTAGTGTTAATATAGATGCCATTATTGAAAATCCTTCTTTTGAACTTTAATGGTCAAAGCTGTAATAATTCTACTTATAGGTTTATTTATAATTATAAACGTAATTAGAAAACCTAAGTTTTAATAAAGAGAGAACCAACCCCGGGTAGTTTTTTAGTTTCTACCCGGGCTCTCTTAAACTTTAATAGTTATGACAATAGAAAAAAAATCAAGATCAAATCCAAAAATAGCCGGCGCTTTAGAGCAGGATAGACATAATTTACAAAAACCCAAAAAACTTAAGTACAAACTTACACGAGAATCTGACGGCTTAACTAAAGTAGGATATAAGATTAAGTGGGTTAGTTTAAACCAAAGAAAAGATTCTGTTTTTTATACGGAACCTGCAGTAGGTAGATCTCTATTGTTAGACCCAGGAATAGCATTCACATGGCTTACAACGCCAATCACAGAGTTGTTTTACGTTACAAAAGATAAAATTAGATTTAAGACAAACAACTCCATTTATATTTTGGAGATTTTGAAATAATCAGCTACCTTTTTTCCATTTTTTACTTGGAGATGCTGTTTTACTAGGAGCCCATTTTACTTTATCAGCCCAATATGCAGCACTCATTCTACCTTTTGAAATATTCTTAGCATGCCTTGACTTAAATGCCTCTCTCTGGCCAACAGTTTGATTAGTTTTGACACCCTGTTGCCCAAAGCGTATAGTTTTAGTCTTTTCACCTTCCTTAGCAACTACAATGTGAGATTTAGTTGGATGTGATGGTGTTGCTTTTGGTTTATTATAACCACTAACACCTGCATTTTTAAGTTTAGGTTCCATATTATGCTACAGTTATTGGTGCTATGTTAGTACCGAATGCTTCACAAGATGCTACAGTTATTGACAAATTTGCCTTTTTAACTTTTATATCGCCATTACCATTATAAGCAGGTGCACCACCTACCCATATTGAAATAGCTTCATTTAAAGCTAAATTTTTAACAGTCCAGGAGTATGTTCTTGTTGCACTAAGACCGCTATCTTCATGGGGAATAAATACATAATCATCCCATTGTACTAAATGTGTAAATGGAGCACTAACATTACTTCCACTTGTAGATGATTTTCTAAAGTGAACAGGCATACTGACATGTGTTTCCGTATAATTAGTATTACCATTAGCACCTTGATAAGTTAATGTAAGCACTAAATTATATTCTAAATTTGCAACCGTAGCTTTAAATCCTAATACCCCATTTGCATTTGATACCATAGTTGCATCAGGTCCTTTGTCTACAACCATATTGTAAGTATCATAGTTATTATCTAAACAACTTACAATAGTGCTAGATAATGTATTAGTACCCGCATTATAATTAAGACCAGTACCAATTACAGCATTAGTTAATTCACCAGCAACAACTGATACAATACCAGGGCTTAAATTCAATGTAACGTTAAATATGCCAGATGTAGTAATAGGATTTGGTGTTGATACAGAAAACCCAGTTGGCATTACAAGTTGAATAGATGTAACAGTTCCACTTCCACCGGTAGTACTTAATGCACCACCACTTAAAGTAAGACCTGAGCCCAAAGTTATTGAACCGGTTGAGCCTCCAAAACTTGTCACACCTGTATTTGTAATTACAACTCTATCAAGAGTTCCGCCAGTATCTAAAGTAGAAACTTCTATACCGGTTCCCCCGGCAAAGGTTAAAGTATCTTGAACAGCATCTGGTACAAGTGTATTAGAACCACCAGCAGCAGAACTATTAGCTACAGCAATATTGTACCATGCATTTGCAGATGATCCTCCGGTAGCACTTATTGTAATGGTTGATGTCGTAGGTGTAAGATTGGGAGTCACTGTTATACCCGAGCCAGCCACTATAGTAGGTAAGGTATGTGTTCTATAATTATAAGCTGTTACTTGTCCAGTTGAGTTAACTGTAAGAGCTTCAACAGAACCAAAAACTCCACCATTTCCTAAAAGTGCAGAATCACTAGTGCTTTGAGTGGAAACATTTGTAAGAGAAAATACAGTACCGGTTAAGGTTAACCCAGTACCTGCAGTATATGTAGTATTTTGATATTGAGGAATATTTAATACAGTACCAGTTAATGTTGCAGCACCAGATGTGCCTGTAGTAGTTAGCGTTATACTACTGACCGGAATATTTGATACAATTGATGCAACTAAATCATCATATCTAATTACATGTGGTGTCATTCTAGGGAAATACGAAGAACCACTCACGGTGCTACTCTGAAATCTTCCAAACTCAAACCAGTCACGATTTGAGATTAAAGTTTTAACAGCTTCCTTTTTCTCTAGTAATCCTAGTATCTCTTGTATTAATTGCATGATTAAACTTTAAAATTTTAATTTTCGTTTGCCTTAAATATACCTAATGTAATACCTTCTAGAATTGAATTTTTTGACCATAAAAATACCCAGCCTAATAGCGCAATTGGAATAATTGCAGACCACGCGGCAAAATCTTTTTCAAAAAAAATATTCATTACAGTCATACCAACTGCTGATAACAAAAACAACAACCCTATAAAAGTTGTTGTTCCCTCTCTAAGTCTATCTTTTGGGCTCATCTTATAACTAGTTTAAAAAAATTAAACAAAACTGATCTATAGGTAATTAAAAAAATTAAAGTGCTAAAAGCAGACCAAATAACTAATGGCCATTTCCACCAATACTCTTTATATACTTTAACCGGTTTTTCAACTTTTTTTTCGATATACTTGTAGTAAACTTCAGTGGATCCTTTAATATATACTTTAAACGTATCAGTTTTTGCTTTAAGCTTAAATGTATTGTTTTTAAGCGCTACATTTAAGTCAATTACTCTACCTTGTAAAATAGCAACTTCACGCATATGAACGTTGCCAATACTATCACAAAAAAGAAGTGCTTCAACATAAGAACTATCAGGTTCAATTTCTACAACAGTATCTTTTATGTAAATACTGTCTCTAGTGTAATGTTCGGTATGTGTTTTACATTCATTACAAATTTTATCTCTTTGCCTTTTTGTGACAAAGCAAGAATTTAGAATTAAAAAACTTAAAATGAATATAAAATATTTTTTCATCTACTTCTTTTTAAGAACTTTTTTAGCCGGCGCAGTTCCAATACCAGATACCATTCCACCTAACATTTTAACTTGCTCTGCGGCAGCTCTTTTTACTTTTGATAGCAAAGCTTTATCTTTTTGAATTTCATTGTATCTGCTTATAGTGCTCATTGCAGATTCAATAGCCCATTTTTCTTCACGTGCTTTGTCTTCTTTTGACATTTTCATTTTCATATTTTTTAAATTTAGAGGGTTTATCTATATTGTTTAGCTTTTTCTTTTGCTGATTTAGGTTGTGAAACAAATTGTTTTCCTTTTTTGTTTCCTTCAGCTTTAGCTTTATTTGTAGCCGCTTTCTCACCCGATGATAAAGCTCCCCAAGCGGCCTCAGGTAAGTACCTTTTGGTACCTTTAGACTTTACTTCTTTAGATGAACCTTTCTTCTTATTTGCATAAGTACCAGATGTCATCCACTTTTGTGCAGTCCAATCTCTAAGGCTTTGTTGAGGATCTTTAGCCATTACTTTTTAGTTTTATATCCGCCGCCTTTAGATTTATATTCTCTAGCAAGCATTTGTGCTTTCCTAGCGGACCATTCTCCAGGATCACCACCTTTAGTGCCGGCTTTAATCTTTTTAAACAGCGATTCTCTCATACCTGGTTTGGTATAAGTACCTGCTGAATTTACTTTGCTTTTTGCTTTCATGCTAAAAACTAGTTAAAGTAGCTCTTTTCCAAACATTTGCTGCAGTGCACACATATATATAATTTGCATCAACTCTAATATCACCAGGCTCACCTGGATCTGAAGCCGTTGTGACGGTTTCTTTTTTTATTTTATTAGATGGAATGTTTGCAATATCTGACACCTTTGCTAGCGAAACACTTTTGTAAGGTACTGGAGATGCTATTCCTAGGATATCCGGCTCCTTATGTAAACCTATAACAAATACATCATCCTTAGAAAGCTCTTTTACATACTGCTTTCTTTTAATTAAGGACATTATATCAGTTAAAATGTTCATTTTATTTACTTCTTGATTTAAAACTGTTAGTTCTTGATTGCATACTACCACCAATTTGTTTTTTCATAACCGGTTCTTTGTACTTCATCTTTTTAACGCCTCCACCACCACGCATCTTTTCTACAAAATTATCAGACATATCCATACTTCCTCCCATTTGCATTTTAGACAAGAATTTTTCTCCGCCCATTTGCTTATATCCCATTTTATTACGGACTTCTGTAGGCAATTTACCAAGACCTTTATTATCGGATGGCACATTTTTCAACTGAGAGTTATCTCCAAATTTAGATTTTTTCATGATTGCGTTATTAAGTGATTATAAATTTTAAAGTAAAGCATACGATGTGTATGTGAATTTCATACTTAGGCATGCGAGGATTTTTACTATGTATAGTCTCCCATCCTATGAGAAATTTCTCATAAGGTAAGTTAAGATATAATTCAAATTCAATATTGTTCATTTTACTATTATTTACCTTGACCTCTGTATGGTTTTTTGTATAACTTGCTCATTTTGCTTTTGCTAGTTTTAGTCTTAGCATTAACACCTGGCCTTGAAACTTTAGGTTTTTTATTGACAATAGTTTGAGTTTTCATTACTTCTTAAGTTTAGAAAGTGTAATAGCAAGTCTAGCTCTTTTAGCCGTTTTATCATTACCTTTTGCCTTTTCTTTTAACCAATCTTTTTTAATTGTACCGTCTTTAGACACGGCTCCTGCTCTTTTAGCAGTAGCAGTTAATGAACCGGGCTTCTTAATAGCGCCCTTAATCCAGTTTTTTTTGTCCATTGCGCTTAGTTTTAACGGTTTTTTCTGGCTTTTTGCACTCTAAAGGTGCAGTTTCAAGACTTTTTTCTTGATCAGAATAAGGCTTAAAATAAAAATCTTTACAGAAAACGCAGGAAAAAGCATTTGCGAGAAATTTCTTTAGACAAGTGAACATAAATAAACTTTATATAACTAATATACAAATAAATTTGAATAAAATCAAGTTATTTGTTTTTTAATCTCTCATTTTCCTTTTCAAGAAAGGTAACTTTAACTCTTAGTTCACTGACTTCACGCGTTAAATTAAGTATTTGATCTCTCATTTGGTCTTTTTCCAATGAGCTCTCAGTCAAAAGCTTTTCTAATCTTTTAACCCGATCTCTTAAGTCATCTCTATACATATTCTGTTCATTTTTTTCATTTTGAATATCCCTATTTTTTAACTTTAACCTGGATTCATAGAATTTCCAAGCGCCGGCTGAAAAAAGAACTGTAAAAATAGTTGCCAAAAGAGTGGTTAAATTGTCTATAGTTTCCATTTTATTTAATTGATAAACATTTCCTTGTTATTGTGGTTAGATTAAAAAAGGCAAAAAAGCTAATAATTACCCATACCCAGTGATAGACATCATTAGGTAATGTTTCTTTTATGAAAAAGTATGCAACCACAGCAGTTGAAAATAAAAAATTACCAAAAGCCAAAATCTTTCTTATTTGAATTGTATGTAAGCAAACAGCCTTTATTGTAGCCGCCCCTAGTAAAATGGACGGTATAACTAAGTAATAGTTAAAACCCATCTCTAAAGTGTAAAAGATAGGAAACATGAGTAGCCAAATTAAACCCTGTCCCACTTCAGTTTTTTCAGAATCGTAGTAATAAAAAATACTTTTTAATCTTTCAAGCATAACAAACATAAACCCTTATTATAAAATACAAAATAATTTTCTTATTTTATAGTAAAATCTAAAAATATATTTAAGCAGTTGATATTCAACTTTTTATGAATTATTTGAAAAAAAATTAGGATAGTTATAGAATATACTGTAATTTAGTTTTGTATCAAATTTAAATCTTAAACTAATAAATGAACAAAAACATCTTTCAACCTAGGATTAATATTTTACCCTATGAGTATCCGCAACTTTTAAACTATAAAGATGCAATAAGACACTCTTACTGGATTGACACAGAGTATAATTTTACCACTGATATTGATGACTTTAGAGTAAAAGTTAGTGATTCAGAACGGGAAGTCATAAAACGAACCATGCTGGCCATTGCCCAAATTGAGGTTAATGTAAAGACCTTTTGGGCAGATATGTATAAAAGAATGCCGATCACTGAAATTGGAGATGTTGGAATGACATTTGCAGAGTCTGAGGTCCGGCATAAAGATGCTTATGCAAGACTACTTAGAATTTTGGGTCTTGAAAAAGAGTTTGAAACAGTTATAGAGATACCTGCTATTTCAGATCGGATTAAGTATTTAAGGAAGTACTTGGACGGGACACGGAGTAAAGATGATAAAATGTACACTAAGTCAGTACTACTATTTTCTCTATTCATAGAGCATGTCAGTCTATTTAGTCAATTCCTGATTATGATGTCTTTTAATAAAGAAAGGAATCTTTTTAAAGGCATCTCAAATGTTGTTGAAGCAACTAGTAAAGAGGAGGATATCCATGGCAACTTTGGTGCTGAAATCATCAATATTATTAAATCTGAAAACCCGGATTGGTTTGATTCAGATTTTAACGAACTTATCTATTCAGCATGTAAAAAAGCTTTTTCTGCAGAATGCGGGATACTGGATTGGATATTTGAAAAAGGAGAATTAGAGTTTCTTTCTAAGGAAACAATCAAAATATTCATTATGAATAGATTTAACAACTCTCTTCAAAAAATTGGTATGGACCCATTATTTGAAGTAAACCAAAAAGATTTAGAAAAAACCCATTGGTTTGAGGTTGAAATTACAGCCACAAAGGAAGGTGACTTCTTTTATAAAAAACAAATAGACTATAACAAAAAATCAAAAGCAATTACAAAAGATGACTTATTCTAAATATTATTGGCTCAATGATGAGAGCAAAACCTATCTCAATAGAGGTTATATAACTGAAGCTCCTGAACAAAGAATTAAGGATATTGCAAGAATTGCTGAAAAGTACCTTAATGTACACGGCTTTGCTCAGAAGTTTGAAGATTATATGAGTAGGGGTTTCTATAGTTTGTCTACTCCGGTATGGATTAATTTTGGTAAACAAAAAGGTTTACCTATTAGCTGTTATGGAAGTAATGTAGATGACAATCTTGATAGTATTCTAAACGCAGGCAGAGAAATTGGGATGATGTCTAAATATGGCGGAGGAACTAGTATATTTTTAGGCAATATCAGATCTAGAGGCTCAGTTATATCAACCGGTGGTACAGCAGATGGACCCGTTCACTATGCTCGTATTTATGATACTGTTGTGGATGTTTGTAAACAATCTGAAGCAAGACGTGGTGCTTGTGCTGTTTATTTACCAATTGAGCATCCGGATATTAATGAGTTTTTGGATATTGGAACGGAGGGCAACTTAATTCAGAATCTTCAGTATGGCATAACTGTCACTGATAATTGGATTGAAAGTATGAAAGCTGGAGATCAAGATAAACGTGAAATTTGGGCCAAAGTAATTCAGAGACGTAATGATATTGGATATCCTTATATTATGTTTAAGGACAATAGCAATAACAACTCACCATATAAAGAATTAGGATTTGAAATAACAGCATCTAATCTTTGTTCAGAAATACAACTACCAACAGATAGCTTTAACTCTTTTGTATGTTGTTTAGGTTCAATTAACCTTCTTCATTGGAATGAAATTAAAGAAACAGACGCTATTGAAATCTATACTTTATTTCTAAATGCTGTAATTGATGAGTTCATAAACAAATCTTCAACTATGCCTGGCATGGCAAGAGCACATCGTTTTGCTAAAGATCATAGAGCAATTGGACTTGGTGTACTTGGTTATCATTCCTATTTACAATCACAACTTATTGAGTTTGAATCAATGGAAGCTAAGCTAGCAAATGTCCAAATTTTCAAAACAATTAAAGATAGATCCGAAGCAACATCAAGAGAGTTATGTGAAATTGGCAACGTTAAATCTATTCGCTCAGGTTATGCTAATACAACCCTAATTGCAATAGCGCCAACTAAATCAAGTTCTTTTATTCATGGTCAAGTATCAATGGGTATTGAACCAATCAAATCTAATTATTTTGTTAAGGATTTAGCTAAAAGTAAATCTGTATATAAGAATCCTATATTAGAAACTGAGTTAGAAAAATATAATCTCAATACACCTGAAGTATGGGAAAGTATCCTAAAGAAAAATGGATCAGTTCAGCATTTAGATTTTCCAACTAAAGCTGTTTTTAAATCTTTTATTGAAATCAGCCCAAAAGAAATAATCATTCAAGCTGCAGCAAGACAAAAGTATATTGATCAATCCCAATCTTTAAACTTAATGATTCATCCCAGTGTGCCGGCTAAAGATGTAAATAAGTTGTATTTATTTGCTCACGAGCAAGGTATTAAGACTTTGTATTATCAGTTTAGTGTAAGTAGTGCACAATCTTTTGTCAGAAATATATTAGAATGCGCTAGTTGTGAAAGCTAAATATGAAGTGTAAGTTTTACATAAAGAATATTGATTTACAACTTTACAACTCTAAAATAGTTGTAATTGTTGGTGCTTCTGCACAAGAATTAAATAATTATGTAAACGAACACATTACCAAAATAGATATAAGCGGAAATGAAGGTTGTGTATTTGAAAATACAACAAGTACTATTTAT